AGGCAAAATAATCAACACTGTAACTAATGCATTGTATGACAAAATTTCTGTTGTACCATGTCATTACAAACGACAGTACATTGAATGGCAAGACAGAGGTACCAGCAGTGGTGCACCTGTTGCAATTCACGATGCAGATAGTGATATTGTAAGTCAAACAACTAGAGGTAAAGATTATAAAGATAGATTACCAAACGGAAACTATCTTGATAATACAGCTAGTCACTTTGTACTAATCGTAGGTGATAACCCAGAGACAGCTTTGATTTCTATGAAATCTACTCAACTTAAAGTTAGTAGAAAATGGAACTCAATGATGATGGGTTTGAAGATGCAGGGTAAAAATGGTTTGTTTACTCCGCCAACTTACAGCCACATTTATAATCTATCTACTGTTCAGATGTCTAACGACAAAGGAACATGGTTTGGTTGGGATGTAGCGAAGGAAGGACCTGTCACTGATAAAGCAATCTATGACATGGCAAAATCTTTTGCTGATTCTGTAGGTAAAGGTGAGATACAAGCTAAACCTGAAGTTCAAGAGCAGACAAAGAAATCTTTGAATTTATAGAATCCTAGGTAGTGGGCGTCAAAGCGAGAGTGGAGATGCCCACTTTTAATTTATGAATGATAAGATAAATACAAAACCTATTACCTATGAAGATTGGCTTGATCTTGGTCACGTGATAATACCCACTGATCAAAAGAAAGCTAGGGTCAGTTGGAAGAAAGAAGATTTTAGTTTAACGAAAGAAGAATGGAAAAACAATCACGCAAAAGCACAGATAGCATTAAGATTAGATAAACACATTGATTTAGACATAGACAACTTTGTTGTCAGAAGATTTATTACACATTATTTAAAAGACTGCGGGGCAGTTTATGGCCGAAGAAATAATCCAAATAGTCATTACCTTTGGACAGGTTCTTGCAAATTTACACAATACATACTACCAAAAAGTTTTGAAAAGAACTTTGAAAAATTTCCTCACGGAGCAACTCTTTGTGAATTAAGAAGTGGTAAAGAAAGATACACAATAGTTCCAGAGTCTCCTTACGATGATAACGGAGAAACAGTTGAATGGGCAACTTACACTAACATTCATGAGTATAGTGGTAATATAAGAGTTGATGTAGGTAAGATCGCTTTGTCTACAGCACTGACAATTATATATCCACCTGCTGGGTCTAGAGATATTTATTGTACAGCGATAGCAGGAACTTTAATTAAGAATACAGATTGGACAGCAATTGAAATAGATAAGTTTGTACACAACATTGCTATTGAAGCAAACGACACTGAAGCTGAAAAACGTAATGAAAAAGGAACAACAGGTAAGAAAGCAGATAAACAATATGGGATTCCTAAATTAGCAGAAGTTTTAAATGTAGATCAAAAAGATGTAATAAAATTATTTAGTTGGATTGGTATTGAGAACAATACAGAAGAGATACAAGAACACGTTGGTGAAATAACTGAATATGGAAGTGATAGATATTTTGTAAAAATATATACTACAGAAGAAGGTAAGAAAGTTGAAAAAGATATAACTGTAGAAGGACCACAGTTGATGAATAAAAAAATATTTTATAACGAAGTGATGAAACAAGCTGCAGTGTTTTTACCTTACATGAAAGAAATGGACTTTGAAAAAATGATGATTGCTAAGTTTGAAACACGTAGAAAATCACAAGACTATGATCCAGAATCTAGTGAGGACCTACGATTTATTGGGTGGTTTGATAGTTTTATTGCAGAGCACAAAGCATTTACAGATAAAAAAGAATTACATTTGTTTGGTATGCCTTTCTATAATATTAAAAACGAAAGTTTAGAATTTAAGTTAGACAAGTTTGATGAATACTTACAAAAGAAAAGAGTAAGTATGGCCAGAGTAGATTTAGTTTTAAAATGCAGGAACGTTCTCAAAGCAAAAAAATACAGGGGTAAATATAAAGAACACTCTTGTTCTACATACAAAATAGAAAACTACAACGTGGATGAAACTCATTTAATTCATGAAGGAGAGTTTGAAGAAGTTATGGAGGTAAAGCAAATAGCACATGAGCAATCTTAAATTTATAGTTGGTCCCCCAGGAACTGGTAAGACACATATTTATCTAAAAGAAAAGTATCAAGAGCTTTTAAAAATATATTCTCCAGAAAAAATGATTTTGTTATCACATACGAATGTAGCTGCGGATGAAATTAGAGAAGCTGTAGAAAATTTACAACAAATAAAAGATATGAAATTAGAAGAAGATTTTTTTGAAAATAGAATTTGTACAATACATAAATATTGCCAAAGTAAATTAATTAAGAAATCTTTATTCAAAGATGAAGATCATGCGAATCTTTGTAGAATGCACAAGGAATTTAGATACCATGACGTAAAAGAAAATGTCTCTGAGGACCATGACTTTTATAAATTTGTTAAGGGTGCAATTGGAAGAGGGCTCACTACTAAAGAATATTATCTTATCTTAAAAGAAAGAGGTGAATTAAAAACTTACAAAGATTTGAAAATGATTAATGATATGATTGAGTGGGCTACAGAATATAAAAGAAACGAACAGGTTCGAGCCTACGAAGATATGATACAAGAGTTTAACAATCCTAATGTTAAGATACCTGACATAGATGTTTTAATAGTTGACGAAGCACAAGATAGTAACGTTCCACAAAGAAAAGCTTTAGAAAAAATTGCAACCAATGCAGAAGAATTTATTATGGTAGGAGATCCAGATCAAACTATTTTTGAATGGGCTGGAGCTGACGCAGATTATTTTCATACAATTTCTAAAGACGCAGAGCAATTAGAACAAGGGTTGAGATGTGGAAAAACTATAAATGAATTATGTAAAAAAATTATAGCACCGATCTGGCAGGAGTATGAGTATAATAGAATATGGAAACCTGCAAAAGATATAATAGGTCATCATTATCATTTGCCTGATTATATAACAGACTGTTCTCATATGAGAGTGCTATTAGATAAAATAAAAAATACAAAAGAAAGTTTTTTATTTACATTTAGAGGCAACCCTTCACACAAATGGGCAAGAGCTTTTTTATTACGAAACGGAATTAATTTTTGCGCAGTAGGAAATGATCCGTTTGTTTCTAAAAAACAATTTGAATGTCATAAGAACTGGCCAGAGTTTGTAAAAGGTAAACCAGTATCACTACAACAAATAAAATATTTTTGGGAGTATATGGGTATGCAAACTATCGTAAGAGGTAAAGGAAAAGAAACATTTAAAGAATGGATTGATAAAGAATATACAATTCAAGAGATGATTGACAAAGGTTATTTATATGAAAAAAGCCTTGAATTTACTGACTTTTTGGACACTCGAATAAAAAGTAAAATAAATGAAGAGCAAGTTAGATTTATTAGACAACTAATTAGAGATGGTGTTGACGTAGAAGAAGTAAGTCGAGTTCAGTATGGAAACATACACAAAGTAAAAGGTATGACATTTGATAATGTTGTTGTTGATTTAACTGCAACAAGAAGAGAAGATTATTTTACACAACTTCGTTTGAAGTACGTAGGTTACAGTCGAGGAAGAATTGACTGTTGGACCATCGCATCACAAAAACAATACACACTAGGAGTTAGACAATGAGTAAAGTATGGGACAAGCAGCACGGCGGGAGTCACTATCAAAAGTATAAGATTCAGCCAAGTAAATTTGTAGTGGAGAATAAACTTTTATATCCTGAAGGATGTGCTATAAAATACATAATAAGACATCAAGATAAAAATGGTAAAGAAGATTTATTGAAAGCAATACATTTTATAGAGATGATAATCGAAAGGGATTATAATGTGTAATACACCAGAAGATTTAAATCTAAAAGGTATAGACACTGTAGCAGTTGATATTGAAACATATGATCCAAATTTAAAATCAAAAGGATTAGGTGCTATCAGAGGTGATGGTTTTATTTGTGGTATTGCTATTGCAACTGATAATGAAACTGTTTACTTTCCTTTGAGTCATGCTGATACAGATTTATCTTTAGATAAAAAATTAAAACTCTGGGAGTCTTTAAACGAAAAAATTTTTCAAAACGAAAAGATTACTAAAGTATTTCACAATGCTATGTATGATGTCTGTTGGATAAGAGCTGTGACTGGTAAAAAGATGAGAGGTAGAATTGTTGACACAATGATTGCAGCTTCTGTAATTGATGAAAATAGATTTAAATATTCATTAGACTCATTATCAAAAGATTATTTGAAAGATGAAAAATACAAATACGATCTACAAGAAAAAACATTAGAGTGGTCTGGTGGGACCGTAAAAGATCCTATGACTAACATGCACAAACTACCTGCTTCTGTTGTAAAAGAATATGCAAAACAAGATGTGAATTTAACGTTACGTCTATGGAAGTTATTTAATAATAAATTAGACGAGGTATTATATATTAAACCAGAGAATAATGAAAAGAAAACTTGTAGGAATATATTTGAATTAGAAACAAAATTATTTCCTTGTCTAGTTGACATGAAATTTAAGGGAGTTAAAATAGATACCCAAAAAGCCGAGGAGTTTGGTAAAAGATTAGAAAGATGTAGAGATAAGATAATTAAGTTTATTAAATTAAAAACAAACGTAGATGTACAGATATGGGCAGCTTCATCGTTAAAAAATTTATTAGACCAACAGGAAATTACAAACTATAAAACAACACCGAAGTCTAAGCTACCACAACTACCAAAAGATTATTTACGTACACATGAGAATAGATTTTTAAGATTAGTAGCTAAAGCTAGAGAGTTTGATAAAGCTAAAAGCACCTTTGTAGATGGTCTATTAAGTTTCGTACATAATGGTAGAATACATGCTGACATCAATCAGATAAGAGGTGATGGCGGTGGGACTGTAACTGGTAGATTTTCTATGAGTAACCCAAACCTTCAACAGATTCCATCAAAAGGATTTATTGGTAAAAAGATGAGAGAACTATTTATACCTGATAATGGTTATAAATGGGGGTCATTTGATTACTCACAACAAGAACCTCGTATTGTTGTACACTATGCGATCAAATTGGGTCTTCCTGGGACCGACGGTTTACAAGAAGAGTTTGACAAAGAAGACGCTGACTTTCATCAGATCGTTGCAGATATGGCAAACATACCGAGGTCACAAGCTAAAGTGATTAATCTGGGTCTGTTTTATGGTATGGGAAAAATAAAATTACAAAAAGAATTAAGTTTAGATTCTGTAAATGCTAGAAAATTATTTCAAACTTATCATGGTAAAGTACCTTTCGTTAAGCAATTATCTTATGCTTTATCGGACTTTGCAACAGAAGAGGGCTTATTGTTTACTCTAGGGGATAGGTTCTGTAGATTTAATAAGTGGGAAACCAACGATAAAAAATGGAATAATGATAAACAAAGATTTGACGAAGTGCCTTTATATAATAATAAAGAACAAGCTATGGATGCCTATAAGCTAGAGCAAATGAAAAAGTATAATGAACTAACAGATCCTGAGTGTGAGTTCTTTGATAAACATTATACACGAGCATTTACTTACAAAGCTTTGAATAGATTGATACAAGGGTCCGCTGCAGATATGACAAAGAAGGCCATGGTAGATCTTTATGAAAAAGGTATAGTGCCTCACATACAAATACACGATGAACTTTGTTTTTCGACCACG